TTGCCCGACCGCGCTCTGGTCACTGACGGTGCCGCCCTGCAAGTTCAGGACGACAACGAACAGTTCACCACTTTGACTGTGGCAAACCAAAAGCACATCGGCGTCAACTTCACATCCGCTGAATTGACCATGCAGTTGGACGACTTCGCAGAGCGTGTCTTGAAGCCACGTATCAGCCAGTTGGCCTCCAGCATCGACGCTGACGTTGCCAACGCATACAAGACCATCGGCAACTCCGTTGGTACACCCGGCACCACTCCCGGCACTTCTTTGGTCTTGTTGCAAGCCCAACAAAAGCTGAACGAGAACGCTGCTGTGATGTCCCCACGTTACGCCACCGTCAACCCTGCCGCCAACGCTGGTCTGGTTGAAGGCATGAAAGGTTTGTTCAACCCCACCGACACTATCAGCAAGCAGTTCAAGAACGGCATGATGGGCACTGGCGTGTTGGGTTTTGAAGAAATCAACATGTCTCAGTCGATCAAGCAGCACACCACTGGTACACGCGCCGCTACTGGCACCGTGACTGCCTCTGCTGTGACTTCCGAAGGCGCAAGCACACTGACGCTGACTGTTGGCTCCGGTGAAACAATCGCTGTTGGTGACGTGTTCACTATCGCTGATTGCTACGCTGTGAACCCACAGACTCGTGAGTCCACTGGTTCGCTGTTCCAGTTCGTGGCACTGTCTTCTTCGACAGCCACCACAACTGCCACTGTGACCGTTGCTCCGATGTACTCGGCCACTCACGCTCTGGCTACCATGACTTCGTTGCCTGCTGCCGCTAAAGCTGTGACCTTCTTGGGCGCTGCTTCCAGCCAGTACGCACAGAACTTGGTGTACCACAAAGATGCAATCACTTTCGCAACTGCCGACCTGTTGCTGCCACAAGGCGTTGACATGGCTGCTCGTGCCGTTCACAACGGTATCAGCTTGCGTGTTGTGCGTCAGTACGACATCAACAACGACCGCCTGCCTTGCCGTATTGACGTTTTGTACGGCTTCAGCACAATCCGTCCACAGATGGGTTGCCGTATCTGGGGTTAATCAAATGGGGCTTCGGCCCCGTTTTTCGTATCAAAATTGAAAGGAAATTATCATGGCTCTCCCTAATGGTGCAGGTGGTTATCAACTCGGTGACGGTAATACCGGCGAAGCGCAACTGACTGTTCAAGGCGCTCCTACAGCGTTGACTGCTGCCGCTACCGCTACTGCGGCTCAGTTGGCAAATGGTTTGTTCACGTTCAACGGCACTGCTGGCAACTTGACTTTGCCTACAGTTGCTGACTTGGAAGCTGGCATTTCCAGCGCCCAGAAAGTCAACGCAGCATTCGACTTCTTTGTCGTCAATACTGACGGTGCAGACGCTGTTACGCTGGCTGTTGGCACTGGCTGGACAATCGTTGGCGCTGCCGCTGTTGCCCTGTCCACTTCTGCTCACTTCCGCGCCCGTAAAACCGGCGATGGTGCTTGGACTGCATACCGCATCAGCTAAACCTGAATGGGGGCTTCGGCCCCCATTTTTAAAGGAAAATCATGTCCTCCAATACCAAACCAATCGGCGTGGCTTACGAAGACCAAAATATCATCGGATCAGATTCGGTGTTTTCTGGTGGCGAATTGGGTTACACCGCAGACGCAAGCGGTACAGTGACTCAATTGACAAGCAAATCGACTGGCGTGACTTTGAACAAGTCTTCCGGTCAGATCACAATGAACGATGCTGCTTTGGCTAACGCCACAAACGTTACGTTCACTTTGACAAACAGTGCAATTACTGCCAAAGATGTTGTGGTTTTAAGCGTTGCTGCTGGTGCCACCGCTGGTGCGTACAACTGCTGGGTTTCCGGCAAATCTACTGGAAGCTGCACAATCACATTGCGCAACCTTTCGGGCGGTTCGTTGTCTGAAGCCGTTGTGATCAACTTTGCTGTGATCCACGTCCTGTAAAGCAAACGGGGTCTTCGGACCCCGTTCTTACTTATGAACATCTACCTCAAACACCCAATTCACGGTGCCAAAGTTGCCACAATGGAACTGGAAGCCGAAGCTGATGAAGCAAATGGCTGGACACGCTACAATCCAGATGCGCCTTCGGACACCGAAGATGCGGCTCCTGTGAACGTACTAGGGGCGAAGCGCAAATACACCCGTCGAACTGAAGCCGTCGAGGGTGCAACCGAAGGAGTCTGACATGGCAACGTACACCGCTGGCAATCAAATCAACCGAGCATTGCGATTGCTAGGGGTACTGGCTGAAGGTGAGACACCAACGGCAGACATGTCAAACGATGGCTTGACAGCCCTCGACCAAATGATCGACTCATGGGACACTGAACGACTGTCAGTGTTCTGTACCGAAGACCAAATCTTCACTTGGCCTGCCGGTGAAATCACCCGCACACTCGGCCCAAGCGGTAATTTTGTGGGCAATCGCCCCGTGCTGCTTGATGACGCCACGTACTACCGTGATCCGGGCACCAACGTGTCCTTCGGCATCAAGTTCATCAACCAGCAGCAATATGACGGGATTGCGGTCAAGACGGTGACATCCACCTATCCGCAGGTCATCTTCGTCAACAACACATATCCCGATGTCACCATGTCGGTGTACCCTCGTCCCACTCGGGACTTGGAGTGGCACTTTGTCTCGGTGCAGCGATTGGACAAGCCTGCCACGTTGGCAACCACCATGCTGTTCCCTCCGGGGTACTTGCGGGCGTTCACGTACAACTTGGCGATGGAAATTGCGCCCGAGTATGGCGTTGAGCCAAGTGAGCAGGTCAAGCGCATCGCTATGACCAGCAAGCGCAACTTGAAGCGCATCAACAACCCAGATGACGTGATGTCGATGCCCTACGCCATTGTGGCAAATCGTCAGCGGTTCAACATCTACGCCTCGAATTACTAAGCGTTGTCGTATTTACTATGCTTACCTGCAACAAAACCTTTGGTGCCTCTTACGGCTCTCAAAAGCCCTTGGGCTTTGTATGCGTCAATCGCATGCTGGATATTTTGCTGGTGCGTGACAATTTCCAAGTTATCCAACCGATTATTGGCGCGGTCAAGGTCTTTGTGATTTATTTCCAGACGGCCCTCAATACGCCCGTTAAATGCCTCCCACAGAATGCGATGGACAGCGCGGCGAGCGTACACGCCGTTTCGGCACAGCGAGACCTGAAAGTACCCTTTCAGCAATTTAATTTTGCAAGGCCGGTACGCAGCGTTACCCGCCCAAGTTTTACCCAGCTTGATAGAATGCGCCGTGGGTATGCTGGTGCCCAAAAACTCAGCAACTTGTTTAAGGGTGGCACCGTGCTCAAACATCTGCTTGGCTTCGGGAATTTTGGCGGCAGCAAGGGTTTTACCTCTGGCAATCCGGCGCACGTTTCCAAAATTGCTTACCTCGTACAAATCTTCAAAGTCCAAAACTGGTTTCCATGTTTCCATAGCTTGACTCCATTTAACATGAATAGGAGTATAGCATGAAAACCCCAATTCTTGGGTCATCGTATGTGGCCCGCAGTGTCAATGCAGCCGACAGCCGCATGGTCAACCTGTTCCCCGAGGCCATCCCCGAGGGTGGCAAAGAGCCGGGGTTTTTGAACCGCGCCCCCGGATTGCAACTTCTCGCCAACATGGGCGATGGTCCAATTCGCGGCATGTGGCAATTTGGCGGCTACGGTTACGCCGTGTCGGGGGAAGTGTTGTATAAAATCGACACTCTTTGGAATACAACCCCTATCGGTACTGTGGCAGGATCGTCTGGTCCTGTCAGCATGTCCGACAACGGCACTCAGATGTTCATTGCGTGCAATGGACCCAGCTTTATTTACAACAGCCTGACACTTGAGTTCAAACAGATTGACGACCCTGATTTTCCCGGTGCTGTCACCGTGGGTTATTTGGACGGCTATTTTGTGTTCAATGAACCCAACAGCCAGCGTCTGTGGATTACTGAATTGCTGGACGGCACATCCATCGACCCGCTTGACTTTGCCAGCGCCGAAGGTTCCCCTGACGGTCTGGTGTCGGTTTTGGTGGACCACCGCGAAGCGTGGTTGTTTGGCACCAACTCGGTGGAGGTTTGGTACAACTCGGGCGGCGCTGACTTTCCGTTGAGTCCTGTTCAGGGTGCGTTCAACGAGGTTGGCTGTATCGCAGCGTTCTCGGTTGCCAAGCTGGACAACGGCATTTTTTGGCTGGGCGCAGACGCCCGGGGTCGAGGTATTGTCTACCGCGCTAACGGGTACACTGCGGAACGAGTGTCAACTCATGCTGTCGAATGGCAAATCCAGCAATACGGCAACTTGGCCGATGCGATTGCCTACACGTACCAGCAAGACGGTCACGCTTTCTACGTGCTGATCTTCCCATCGGCAAACACCACATGGGTGTATGACGTTGCCACTTCGTTGTGGCATGAGCGGGCGGCGTTCATCAACGGCAGCTTTACCCGCCACCGTTCAAACTGCCAAATGTCGTTCAACAACGAGATTGTTGTGGGCGACCACGAACTCGGCAATATCTATGCGTTTGACCTGACTGTGTTTTCCGATGCGGGTCAGCCCCAGAAGTGGCTTCGCTCTTGGCGGGCGCTGCCCACGGGCACCAATGATCTGAAACGCACATCGCAACACTCGTTGCAGCTTGACGCTGAAACTGGCGCGATTGATGACAGCGTTATAACACCCATCACAATCGTTGACACTTCGAACCCCAACGATGATCTGTTGACCGAGGGTGGTGATTTTCTTGTATGGGAATATTCTGACCCTGCTTTTGACGAAGTGTTGATTACCGAAAATGGTGACGATCTTGTTCAGGAAGACGGTAGTACGATTGTGCTGGTATACGGCATACTTACTGGCGGCAAGATATTGATTGAGCAGGGAACACCTACTGCGACAGCAATTGACCCACAAGTTATGTTGCGCTGGTCCGATGATGGTGGTCACACTTGGAGCAACAGTCACTGGCGATCAATGGGCAAGACAGGCGTTTACGGCACCCGTGTGTTGTGGCGTCGATTGGGCATGACGCTCAAGTTGCGCGATCGCGTTTACGAAGTGTCGGGTACTGATCCAGTCAAGATTGCCATCATGGGTGCTGAACTTATCGCAAGCCCGACAAATGCCTAATTCTCAAAACATCACCAAAATCCCATCGGCGCGGGTTGCGTTGATTGACCCAGACACGGGGTTAATTTCCCGTGAATGGTTTAGATTCCTGAACAATATTTACGTTGTGTCGGGTGGGTCAACACTTGGTATTGCACAAATTGAAAATGGTGGTACAGGCGCAGATAACGCAGCACAAGCCTTGGCAAACTTGGGCGGGGGTTCAGGCACAGTAACGCAAGTGACAGGTGAGGGCACTGTCAATGGTCTTACACTGACAGGTGATGTCACAACAAGTGGTGCGCTGACGCTTGGTGGCGCTGTGTTAGGTGTTAACCTGACCTTTCAAACTGTGGGGGCACTTGACCTTACAACACGGGCGTCTGGTGTGCTTCCAGTCGCCAACGGCGGCACGGGCATGGCAGCAATAACGGTTGTCACCAAGACTGCCGACTTCACGCTTGACGCCGCCGAAGGGTGGGTCATCAACAACAAATCCGGCTCGACCTGCACTGTTACGCTGCCTGCGGCGTCCTTGTGGGGTGGCCGGGCAGTGACGTTCAAGAACCTGCAATCGCAGACTCTGGTGTCTGCGGCAAGCGATGTTGCACCCATCGGCAGCGCTACGCCGGGCACAGCAATTCTTCCCGCCACTGTAGGCGCGTGGGCTACCCTCGTGTCGGACGGCACCAACTGGGTGGTGATGCAATCATGATTGTTCGCAAAGCCTCCGCATCGGATTTACCTCAATATGCCGCATTGGCTCAAGCGTTTCACGCTGCATCCCCCATGCACGGCAGTATTGAGTTTGACGTAAAGGGCTACTCTGATTTTTATCTGACATCGTTGGAAAACAACGACGTGGGTATTTGGCTTGCTGAAATTGACAACGCCATTGTCGGCATTTGTGGTGCAGTGGCATACCCGCTGTATTTCAATCCAAGTGCTTTAGCAGTGCAAGAACTTTGGTGGTGGCTAACTCCTGCGGCGCGGGGAAGCGGTGCAGGGGGTAAAATGTTCAAACAAATTGAGCAATGGGCAAAAGATCGCAACGCATCCGCGCTTTTCATGATTGCTTTGGAAGACAACAGAGCAAAAAAGATGGAAAATCTATATATTCGCGCAGGCTTTAAGCCGATGGAGCGCACGTTTATCAAAGAGGTGACTTCATGGCAATAGGAACCGGATTAGCAATTTTAGGCAGCGCCGTAATTGGTGCGGCAGCGTCTTCAAGCGCGTCCAGAAGCGCGGCTAACACTCAAGCAGCCGCCGCAGAAGAATCTGGCAACGTATCCGAGCGGATTGCGAATTTGCAAATTGATGCTCAACGAGATGCGCTTACCCAACAGCTTAACGCTGATAGAACCGCGCTTGACCGAACGCTAACTGCGCAACAAAACACCCTTACACAGACACTGAACGCTCAAAGAGATGCCGCTGCTGCTGGTAACACCGCCGCTGCTAACGCTCTTGAGCGGCAAATAACTGCGCAAAGAGATGCCCTCAATTCGCAATTAGGTCTGCAACGCGAGTTGTTCAACAGACAAGTTGAAAATCTTCGCTCGTACAAAGAAGCAGGTGAAGCGGGTCAAACTCGTTTGATGGAATTGCTGGGTCTTGGTGGCAACAAAGACGCCCCCGGGTACGGCTCGGCAACAAACACGTTTAATGTCGCGGGGTTTGACCCGAACACGCTGTTTCAAGAGTTCAATGCTCAAGAGATGGAGCAAGACCCCGGCTATGCGTTTCGTGTGGCCGAAGGTCAGAAGGCAATTGAACGCTCAACTGCCGCACGAGGTGGGCTGCAATCGGGCGCTGCGCTTAAAGCTGCCACTCGATATGGTCAAGACATGGGTTCTCAGGAATACCAGAACGCATTCAATCGCTTCCAAGCCAACAAATCGTTTCAGGCGCAAGAGTACGGCAACGCATTCAACCGTTTCACCACAGAACGTGCAAATCAGTTGGCCCCTTTGCAATCGTTGCAAGGCGTAGGTCAGGCTGCTGCTGCCGGTCAAGCCGCTGCTGCGGGTAACTTGTCAAGTGCCTCGTCGCAAGCAATGCAGAATGCTGGTGCCGGTCAAGCTGCTGCGTATGGTAACTACGGAACTGCCGTTGGCAACATTGCAGCGCAACAAGGCGCGGGTCAATCTGCTGCGTATGGTAACTATGGTGCTGGTCAAACTGCGGCATACGCTGGATCAAACGCAGCACGTCAAAGTGCATACGGCCAATCAGGTAGCAACTTGACCAACATTTACGGTCAACAGGGTGCTGGTCAGATCAACGCTATTACTGGCGCAGCCAACGCACGGGCAGCAGGTACGATTGGTTCTGCAAATGCGTTCAACAGTGCTTTGAGCACGGGCATCAATGCATACGGCATGAGTCAGCAAAACGCATTGTTTGACAGATACCTTACATCAAGGGGTTATTAAATCATGGCACTCGATCCCAGCATCATTCTTGGTGCAAAACAGCCGCAATTTGATTTGTCGCAGCTCTCGCCAATGAACGCCATGACAAACCTTATGAAGTTCAAACAGCTAGACCAAGAAAGTGAATTGAACGCGCTGAAAACCGACGAATATAAACGCGCCCGTACCGAGGACGAGGGGTTGCGCAATTTCTTGAACCCCAAAGACACGCCTGCCCCAGACCTTAGTTTGCCTGAAACGCGCACTACGCTTGCCACACGATTTGGTAAAACTGGCACCGCCTACGCCAAGGCTTTGTCGGAGCAAGACACAGCGGAATTGACGCGAAAGAAAACTGCGTTTGAACTTAGAACGGCGCAGCAAAAGTTTGGTGACGATCTTAAGCGCGGCTTGTCTTCTAACCCCTCCAACGAAAACATTATTGCTTTTGGGCAAGACGCATTAATACAGGGGCTGTACACAAAAGAGCAAGTTGAATCTACGGTACAGCAGTTGCTGGCTATGCCACCGGCGCAGCGAATTGCCGTATTGGCTCAATCTGGTGCAAGCGCAAGCGACTTGAAGCCAACACTGACCTCGCAGAACCTTGGCGGCACAACTCAAGTGTTGAGCACACCAGCGTTCGGTGGTCCTGCAAGCGTTGTCGCCGGTAGCCAGCAGGCAATCACCATGACCCCGGCCCAAAAACGTGAGGCTGAAGATTCTGCCAAACGACTGGTACTTGATGCCAAGCGAGTTGGCCTTGAAGGTCGCCGTGTTGCCGTGCTGGAGGAAAACAATCGTCGGGATAAAGACCCAGCGTTCCAGCAGCAAATGGGTGCTGCCCGTGCCACGGGTGAGGCTATTGCCAAGGGTGATGTGGCCGCAGTGCAGGCGCTGCCAAAAGTCATTGGCCGTGCCGAGGAAGGCATTCGTCTTCTTGACGAGTTGGTTGGCAAACGCGATTCCAAGACTGGTCAATTGCTCAAAGGTGAGAAACCGCATCCCGGCTTTGAAACCTCTGTGGGTGCCACATGGCTCCCCGGCGCACGGTTTGTACCCGGCACCGATGCGGCCAGCTTCATGTCTCGCTTTGACCAAATCAAAGGCGCATCGTTCCTTGAGGCGTTTGAATCGCTCAAAGGTGGCGGTGCGATCACGGAAAAAGAAGGTCAGAAAGCCACAGACGCCATCAACCGCATGTCAGTTTCCAGCGACGAAAAAGAATTTGTTCGCGCCGCGATGGACCTGCAAGACGTGATCCGCAAGGGTGTGCAGAACGCTCAGTCCCGCGCATCTCGTGCAGGTGTTTCAGGCGGTCGTACAGCACCTGCTGCTGGTGCGAGTAACATTGACGCACTTTTGGACAAGTACAAATAATCATGGCAACCATCGAACAACTCAGCGCAGCCCTGATCAAAGCCGATGCTGCTGGTAACACAGCAGACGCAAAGGCGTTGGCTGATGAAATTCGACGGATGAAATCAGCGCCAGCAGCCCCTGAGTTGCCTGAGTCGCTGCGCCCTCGCACGATTGAAGCTGAAACCCCCGGCCCACGTCAGGAACTGACAACAGGTCAAAAGGTTTACCAAGCTGCGCGTCCATTCGTTGCCCCGCTGGTTGAGGCCGCTGGTGCAATTGGTGGTGGTCTGCTTGGCGGCACAGCGGGCACGTTTGGTGCTGGCCCTGTCGGCACTGTTACAGGTGGTGTGGCTGGCGCTGGCCTTGGCTACGGCATCGCCAAGGAAGGCTTGGAGATGGCCGATGTGGCGATGGGCATGAAAGCCCCTCGTCAGGGTGTTGCCCAAGTCGCCGAGCCTGTGCGCAACGTACTCGAAGGTGCAACCTTTGAAGCCGGTGGCCGGGTTGCTGGCCCCCTGCTTGCCCAAGGTGTTGGCAAGCTGATGGACCTGCGCAAGATTCCTCAAAACAAAGCCGCCAAGATCGTCAAGGACGCGATTGGTCCAGACATGCCCGAGGTGCTCAACGCACTCAAGGCATCGCAGGGTCAAGGCGTGAGCGCCGCACAGGCCACAGCCGACATCAACAGCCCCACGTTCCAAGCCCTGATCGACCGTGCTACCCAGCGCGATCCCCGCTTCTTGCAGGCGCTGGAGAAGTCCCAAGGCGAGGTGTCGCTGAACGCCCTGTCCAAGCTGGCCGGTGGCAAAACAGCCGCCGATGTGCGGGCTACCACTGAAGGCGCGAAAAAGGCGGTCAACACAATCACATCGCCAATGCGTGAAACAGCACTGAACCGCGCTAACCTTGGTAAAGAGGTGGCCCGTCTGGAGAATATGGCAGACGAGCTTGGTGAGCAAGCTGCCGGTAAGGTGCAGGAAGTGCGCCGCCTGATGGAACTGGGCGACATCGCCACAGCCAATGCACGACTGGGCCTGATCAAACAGAACCTGCCCGTGGGCTTGGAAAAGTACACCTACTCGGGCGAGTTGGCCGAGAAAGCATTTGGCGAGTGGTCCAACAAGGCCGCGCAAGCCTCACTCGATTTGGGCCAAGGTGCTCGGTTTGCAGATGAAGCAGCCGGTGCCCTGCGCTCAGTGGGTATCAAGCCGCTGGAAGGTGCCCCGCTGGTGCGCAGCCTCAAGGCCGTGGCAAACAACCCCGAGTTCGCTGGCAACGATGTGTTGACCGGTGCGCTCAAGAACGTGTCCGATGACATCGCCAAGTGGACAGGCAGCGGTGGTGTCATTGACGCCCGCGCTCTGGACGCCATTCGCAAGAACTCGGTCAATGCTGCGATCCAGCAGCTTCGCCCCGGCATGGACGCCACCAGTCAGCGCAACCTCGCCGCTGGCGTGTTGAGCCGTGTAAAGCCCGTGCTTGACGATGCCATTGAGGCAGCAGGCGGCACAGGCTACCGTGA